GAGACGAGGGTGCATCCCTACAGCGCGAGTCGCTGACCTTCCGCATCGGTGACCGCAAGGAGATCGCCGCCGTCGGCTACGCCGAGACGATGGCGCACGCCTTCGAGATCATGGGCGAGACGCAGCGCGCCGACGTGTCCGCGATCGAGCCGATCTGGGCGCCGTCCGAGGTGCTGTCGCTGACCGAGAAGTTCAATGCCGCCAGCCAGGCCAAGGCGGCCGGGATGGCGTCGCGCACCATCAAGCGCGAGGTGCTCCGGTTCACCCCGCGTCAGATCAAGGCGTCCGAGGACGACGAGGCGCGCGACCGCATCCTCGCGCCGCGCCCGGTCGCGCCAGGAACGGGACTGGCTCCGGCGTTCCAGCAGCCCGGCCAGCAGCGCAACCCGGCGCTGCCCGTGCAGCCTCGTGAGCAGCGATGAGCGACGAGACCTACGAGCGGATGCAAGAGGCCGTTCGCCAGCACGTCGCCGACGCGACCGATGGTGGATACATGAGCGGCTTCTTCCTGGTGGCCGCAGCGGTCAAGCCTGAGACGGCGGACGCGACCGACTACGTGTACGCCAACCATGATGGGGCGCCGCACGAGTGGCTGGGACTGCTCGGCATGGCCGAACGGCGGGCCCGTCGACTGAGCAATGAGGGCGACTGGTGAGCGAACCGAACAGCGGGCCGCCGATCGAGCTGCCCACCACCGGGCAGGTTGCCGAGGTGGCCGCGCTCGTCGAGGCCGAGGCGGTCGCGCAGGACGCCATCGCCGACAACCTGGTCGAGCAGATCCTGCTCGTCTGGTTCGCCTTCGCCGCTCTCCCCGGTGGCGGCGGCGCGCGGCCGGGATCGCAGTTCTACGACGGCACGCTCGTGTCGCGGTTCGGGTTGGAGGTGTCCCGCCTCGTCATTGCCGCGCAGCAGGCTGCCGGCCAGACCACCGAGGCGTACCTGCGCGAGCAGTTCGAGCGCATGGGCGAGGATCTGCCGCGCACGACGCTGGTCGACCTGCCCGAGGATCTGCGCCTGGGAGCCGCCACCGACGACGTGTACCAGCGGCCGATCCGGCAGATCCGCTACTGGCAGTCGGTCGAGGAGATGCCGCTGGAGGAGGCCGTCAGCCAGGCCACCGACCGGCTGGAACGGCAGGCCGGTGCCGATCTGCAGCTCGCCCGGGTCACGGCTTCGCAGCAGTTGTTCTTCGCCACCAACCCGAAGCGCATCACCGGCTGGCGCCGGATCATCCACCCCGAGCTGGGCAACGTCTGCGGTCTGTGCATCGCCGCCTCGGACCGCATCTACCGTCGCATCGAGCGCATGTCCATGCATCCGGGATGCGTGCTAGAGGGGACGGAAGTTGCTGCGTCGGGGGTTCGGGCGCTTACGCGCCGTCGGTATGCCGGTCCGGTGATAATCCTCCACACGCGCTCGGGCAAGGAGCTCCGAATCACCCCGAATCACCCAGTACTCACCGACCATGGATGGGTACGTGCGGACGGCCTTCGACAGGGCGATCGCGTGGTCCGCCACAACGGGTTCCAGGGGGTAGTTGGGCGTAGCCCAGATGAAGTCGATCGTCCAGCCCGCGTCGAGGATGTGTGGCGTTCGCTCACTGTGCGCGAGGGTCTTCTTCCTCGTTCCGTGCCACTCGCCGCCGAGGATTTCCACGGCGACGTTGCCGGGGAGCGCAAAGTCGACGTTGTACTTCCCGATCGCCACCTCGCGTCGGTAGGTGATGTCTCGTTCGTCCAGCCATGCAGCGAACTGAGCCTCGTGGGCGCTCAGGGTGGGAGGGTTGGCTTCGCGTCGGAGGGCTCTCGCCCGAAGCTGTTCGGCAGTCTGTGGTTTCCCGAGAACCGCTCTGTGCGCGGCGGCAGTGACTCGCTTTCCCTCGCCAGGAATACGTTGATAGCGCAGCAGGGCAGCCTCGCCACGCGATCGAGGCTGTACACCCGCCTCCAGCAGACGACGTCGAATCACCGGGCGCGATACGCCGAATCGTTTCGCCAGGTCCAGCTCCGGTTCGCCGGCTCTGTACGCCTCGACAACTTCAGCCGTTGGAACGGTGCTGTTTCTACGCCCCCTAGGTTCGACCCCATGGGCGATGAGAGCACGGTGGAGGGTCGACGTTCCTATGCCGTGCTCGGCGGACAACTCATTGAGCGTCTTTCCGGACAGATAGAGTTCGACGAGATAGTTGATCTTGACAGGGTCGATTTTTCTGGTCACGTCTACAACCTCGAAACGAGAGAGGGCTGGTACGACGCCTCCAGTATAGTGGTCTCCAACTGCAAGTGCACGACGATGCCCGTCACTGCTGACCAGGACCCCGGGCGCGACCTCAACGCCGAGGACCTGGGGCGCATCTACGCGGCGGCCGGGTCCACCTCCACCGAGGCGTTGCGCGAGATCCGTGTCGAGGTGCGGCAGAACGGTGAGCTGGGAGACATCATCATCCCCGAGAGCACCCGGATGAAGGGCCCGCAGCAGGTCACCCGTCAGCTCTCGGACCGTGCCCAGCAGCTCCGCCGCGAGCAGATCGAGCGGCAGATCGCCCAACTGCGGGCCCGTCCGAGACGGTCACAGTGGTTCGACGACCGTATCCTGCAACTCGAAGAACTCCTCGAAACCGCCTGACCCCCTGGGAGCATCTGTGGCCAATCCGAAGCACGTCACCCTGACGCCGTCGACCTCGGGGGATGTGGTGGTCACCGGCTACGCCTCCGAGGTGGCCGTCATCAACGTCTCCGGCGAGGCGCCGATCTACTTCCGGATCGACGGCACTGCCCCGACCATCGAGGGCGACAACTGCTACGTCGTCCCCGCCGGTGTCGGTGCCACCACGATCATCGACGGCCCGGCCGGCAATGGTGTCACGGTGAAGGCGATCTCCGCGTCCGCCGTCAAGGTCTCGGTGGCGGTGTCCTGATGGTGCAGATAGTACCGGGGATCTCAGGCGGGACCCCCCCTCCGCCAGCGGCAGCTACCACTCTCGTCATCTACGACTCTGCAACGTCTGTCAACAACGGTGACCTCGGCGAAGGCGTGCTCCATCTCGGCTTCGACTTTCTCCCGGCAGGCACCTATGACGCCGTCACTGTCTCCATTGCCGTCGCCGGGGCCAGCGGCGCGGTCGCCCGCGTCGTCGCCTACGGACACACCGACGGCGCCGGACCCACCGGCGCACCGCTGGTCGATGTCACCGTCGCCGCTACAGCCACCACCTCATACGGTGTCGTCACCCTCGGCACCCCTCTCGTGATCCCCGCCCCCGGTCGCTGGGTATGGCGCGGCATCGTCACTCAGGGAGCTGCGGTCACCAAGCCGTCCTATGTGCGCGTTGTCGGTGGTTCCGCGTTCGCTCAGCAGGTCGCCGTCGTCGGTCAGTTCTTGTCCGACTTCTCCCCCATCGCCGCCAAGCTCACCGGTGTTTCCGGCACGCCGCCGACGAATCCGACCGTCGCCTGGGACCGGCACTACCACCGTGTCGGCTTCCGGCGCGCCTGACCGAGGAGACATTGACGTGCAGACCACGATCCACACCTACAACAAGAACACCGGTCAGTGGGTGCCTCAGACCATTGAGGTCAGCCAGACACCGGAAGAAATTAATGCTGCCGCCATCCGAGACGCGGCAACCACTGCTCTTGCCGACAACCGGACGTTTCTCGCGATTGCCTCGCCCACCAACGCGCAGACACTGGCACAGGTCAAGGCTCTGACCCGGCAGATCAATGGCCTGGTCCGGCTGATTCTCGATCGACTTGACGGCACGGACTGAAGCAGTCTGTAAGGCATGATGGCCGGTGACGTCGGCCGCTCGGGCCGCCGCTGACCCGATCCGGGAGCACACCGTGTCACACAGCACCCTTGCCCGTCGTTCCTTCGGCCGCTCCATGGCCCGCACCTCTGCCGAGGCCGGTGGCGGTGGAACTTCCAACGAAAACGCCGGTTCGGGTGGAAGTTCCGCCGGAGGTTCCAACGAAAGTGGGAGCGGCGGCCAGCAGAAGGCCGACGAGAAGAAGGCGCCGGAAGAGGCGCGCGACGAACATGGTGCCGGGCTCGGGTTCCCGAAGGACACGCGCACCGAGGACATGACCGACCAGCAGAAGGCCAACTACTGGCGCAACCAGTCCAAGGTTCAGCAGAAACTGCGCGAGGAGGCCGAGCGCAAGCTGCAGGAGAAGAACAACGGCAAGGAATCTGGTACCGTGCGCGAGCAGCAGCAGGGCTCCGGAAGCAACAGCAATGAGCAGGTCGATTCGGCCGCCATCCGGAGCGAAGCAGCGCAGGACGCCGCTATGGCGACCATCCGCTCCTCCCTCGCGCTTCGCGGGAAGACCGCCGACGACATCGACTCCCTCGTGGACGTCCTGTCGATGGCCAAGTTCGTCACTGCGGACCACAAGGTCGATACGGCCAAGGTCGTCGCCTTCATCGAGAAGAACGCCCCCGCCGCCGGCAGCAACGGCAGCGGAGGGTCCGACTTCGGCGCCGGTCGGCGCGAAGAGGCGGGCAAGAACCGCAAGGACGCCGCTCGTGCGGAGGCCGAGAAGCGCTTCGCCGGGCAGAAGGACCAGCCCAACCGAGGCCACCTCGGCGGGCTCCGCCGCTAAGACAGAAGGAGCACTCCCTCGTGAGCACCTACCTCGGGCGCACGACCACCACGTACCAGCAGGAGAAGCGCGGCTGGCTCATCGGGCTCGAAGGCACCAAGCCGGGCGACAACCCGACCGCCACCCTCGACGTCTCGGCGTTCACGGCCGGCACCCACTACCCGAACGGGTTCATCCCGTCCGGCACCGTGGTCAGCCGACTGGTCTCCGGCCTCTGGGGGCCGTTCGACAACGCCGCCGCCTCGGGCGAGCACGGCATCGTGTTCGGGTCGACGACCATCCCCGACCTGGCGGACAACTCGAAGGACGTCGCCACCGCGCTCGTGCGCAACAACGCCAACGTCGACTTCAACCGCCTCCCCACCGGTGGTCGGCCGACGCTGGCGCAGGCGAAGGCCCAGATGCCCCGCATCCAGTTCGACGACGTCACCCCCTGACCGGCCCAGACGAGACCTGAGAGAGAGATCGAGAACCCATGGCCATCTTCTGGGACGCTGCCGTTCCGCCGGACGCGCAGACCACGTTCATGCGCGAGGTGCCTTTCGGGGCCAACCTCGGACTGCTCAACCTGTTCGGTCGGCAGGACAACGACACGGACACCATCGACTTCGCCGAGATCACGCGGACCAACCGCACGGCGCGGTACCGCTCGTGGGACGGCCGGGTGCACGTCAGCGAGCGGGACACCGGCAACGAGAGCCGCGTCCGCATGATCCCGCTGTCGTCCTCGCTGAACATGGGTGAGTACGAGCGGCTGCAGTACCAGTACTCCACGATGGGCGTCTCCTCGCCCAACGAGGCGCGCCTGGCGCGGGCCATCTACAACGACTCGACGCAGCTCACCAACGAGGTGCTCAACCGGCTGGAGCTGGCCTGGGGTGACACCCTCACCGACGGCATCCTGACCATCTCCGAGGGCGGTCTCACCGGCTCGGCGGGCATCGTCGACTACGGCGTCCCGGCCGGTCAGAAGACGACCGTCGGCACCGCCTGGGCCACCGTCGCCACCGCTCCGGCGCTGACCGACATCCAGACCGTGATGGACACCTACTTCGACGCCAACGGGTTCTTCCCGGCGTGGATGCTGGGGTCCCTCACCATGAACCGGAACCTGCGCCGCAACAAGCAGGTCATCGACGCCGTGTTCGGGTCGACCGGCGGCCGGACCCAGGTCTCTGCCGGTGAGCTGAACAACCTGCTCTCCAGCGAGTTCAGCGGCCTGACCCTGCTCCCGGCCTACAACTCCTCGTTCGACGTCGACGGTGTCACCACGGCGACCATGCCGGCCGACAAGGTCGCGTTCCTGCCCCCGAACCTGGACGACCTCGGCTACACCGCCTGGGGCACCACGGTGACGGCGCTGGAACTGGTCAACTCCAGCAAGGTCGAGTTCTCGTTCGAGGAGGCGCCCGGCATCGTCGGCATCGTCGACAAGAGCGAGGGCATCCCCTTCCGGCAGTCGGTCATGGTGGACGCGCTGGCCATGCCCGTGCTGGCCAACGCGAAGCTGCTGTCGATCCTGGACGTGGCGCCGTAATGGCCACCAAGCCTGAGGGGACCAGCCTCTCCCGCATCGTCGACCGCAAGGACGAGCGTGGGGTGATCCTCGACTCGGCCGTGGTCCTCGACGACGACGAGACGCCCGAGGGCTTCGAGGACGCCGCCGAGTACGAGTCGCTGAAGTTCACCTCCCAGGAGGCGGCCCCGGTCGACGAGTCGAAGCTGACGCCGACCGAGGATGTCGTCGATCTGCGCCAGACGATCGACGTCATCAAGGGCGACACGCAGGAGGGGCCGTCCGACCCCGGCGGTCTCGGTGACAACGACGTCGAAGACGTGCTCGATGGCAGTGCCCTCGACGACGACGAGGCAGGCGACAGTGCCGGCGACGGCCCGCCCCCGCAGGGTGGCGCCGGATCCGGCCGGGACGCCTGGGCGCAGTACGCTGCGTCCAAGAACGTCGAGGTGTCCGAGTCCGACAACCGTGACGACATCGTCGAAGCGGTGAAGAGGGCCGGACACCCCGTCTGACCGGAAGGGATCCCTCGTGGCATTCGCCGAGCCCACAGACGTCGAGACCGCCTACGAGGGATCCCTTCCCGCCAGCGCCGAGGCCCGTGTCCAGTACCTGCTGGACACGGCCTCGGCCCGGCTCAGGATCCTGCTGCCGGACCTCGAAGACCGTGCCGCCGACAGCGACGACGTCGCACTGCTGGCCAAGGACATCATCGTGCAGGTCGTCCTGCGGCGGCTGGACGGCACGGCGCAGCAGGTCCGGTCCGAGACGCAGGCCGCCGGCCCGTACTCGACCACGCGCACGTACACCACCGACTCGACCGGCACCTTCTCGGACGAGGATCTCGCCATCCTCCGTGGCGGGGACGCGTTCGCCGGGTCGGTCGGCACCATCAAGATGGGCACGCTCGTCGACTGGCACGACCAGTGAGCAGTGGCATCACGCCGTTCCCGTTCGGGGTCACCGTCGAGGTGCACCGCGCGCCCGCAGGACGCAACCGGTTCGGCGACGTCACCCGCGTGCTTCACCACGAGATCGAGGGGTG